ACGCTGCCGAAACCGCATTAGATGCCGCCGATAAAGTTAGCGAATCCGCCGACAAGGTAAGCAGCGCAGCTGGTGATCTTGACGATGCCGTCAGTTCAGTTGACCAATCAGCCAGCAATTTAGCCTACACCGCCGACGATCTCGGCCAAGTGGCGGCCGAACTGAAAGAAGCGACAGCAGAGCTAAAAAAGCCGTCGGCGGCGCAAGAATCCTCGCGTGGCGCGAAGGCCGCAGCGCCAAAAAGCAGCTCGAAAAAGTAAGGTTAACAGGCAACGCCGAGCACGCGCCCAGCCTGCATTTACAACTCATCGAGTTAGATACAGACCTTAAGCGGCTCAAAGCCTTTGAACGACGGGCCGACAAAATCGCCCACAAACGCGACGTACTACTGCCTAAATGGCTGCCAATCGTCGAAGAGTATTTAAAGCAGAAACAGGATAAGCCCAATGAAATCACGGACAACCCTATATTCGCTTATTGCGCAGTTTGGGCATTTGATATCGGCGATCTCGCTCGCGGCCTCGAACTGTCGTTCAGAGCTATTGAGCTCGGGCAGCCAATGGCAGGCGCAATCAAGCGCAAATGGCCGGGCTTTATTGCCGACACTGTATTCGATTGGGCAGAAGCTCAAGCGGAGCATGGCCACAGCATTGAGCCGTATTTCGGCACTGTGTTTAAGCGCGTTATTAACGATTGGAAACTGCCGGAACCTGTTACCGCAAAGTTCTACAAATTCGCGGGGCTGGCATTACTACGCGCAGCAAACGGGGACATTACCCCAAGCCACATCGGTGATGTGGAGCGGCTTACTCAAGCGGATCGCCTGCTCGAAAAGGCCGCAAGTTTGCACAAGCATGCTCAAGTAAAAACGGTACGTAACAAGATAGCGATGCGACTTAGGGCGTTAGAAGACTTTGCCAGCCAAGGCATTGTTGAGACCAGTGTAAAGAGCACCTAAGCCGCACGGGAACGACTCCCAACCCTCCAGTGCGCTAACCGAGTGTTTAACGGGTGACTGTTAATAACCACGTCGACGTTAACCGCACTGAACCAAATTAAAATGAGTGAAGGCAAAGCAATGAGCGGATTCGGATTTCAAGCACCAGCAGAGCCCAGCATCGTTATCGATGCGGCTAGCGGCTGGCCCGAATTATCAACTGGCGAATTTCGCGAACTGCGCCGCATCCCAGAGTTCTTTTCAGAAAAAGCCATTGAAGACTCACTCAACCGCAGCGTGGCCGAAATCCAGCAGCAAATTCTTAATTATGTAACAGGCAACTTTGTAGGGCAGGCAAGCACTGACACGGACGTCCCATTTACCCTAGGCGCCAGCCTAGCGCCTAATTTTAGTGCGCAGCAAATTAGCATTTACCGCGGCGCAGTTTATGCCCGTTCCCATGCCGATTTGCTGGGTTATTTTTCTGCCGTAGACCAAAAGGATGCGGGTAACAACAAAGCCCAAGACACTCAGCAGCAAGATGCCATCCTCGCGCAATCTAACCGCGCCGTTCGCCTATTACTCGGCCTTGGCCGTGCCGGAGTGCACTCGCTATGAGCCAAACCGTCAGTCAACTACAGCAAGTCACCGCATTTTTACTCGCGAGTCTGACGCCATACGTTAAAGCCAACAATATCGACGCATGGCAAGAGCGCGGCACGCTGATCTTAAGCAGCGAAGACCTAGGCCAAGGCGGCTATCAAGTCGCGAAGTGGAAGCACAACGCAGTGATCGCGATTGAGCAATTCCCACACCGTAAATTTAACGCCTATAACTTGCTCGCCATGCTACCGGCTTTTTTACTCGACAGCGGTTGGCCGCGTGATGAATACGGCTTAGCGGATCCTGAACTTGATATCGATGTCGTGAGTAAAGACCACGCCATGGTGTTGATTGAGCTGGAACTGATCGACGACATCGACTTAATCCCCGACGCCAACGGCCCTGTGTTATTTAACGGAGAGCGTTATCGCGTGTCTCTAGTACCTGTGGACTATGCCGAAAGTGTTGATCTGCAAACTCGGCCAGAGGGCGCGCTATGAGCCTGACGATTAAGCCGAACAAACAGCAAGCACTCAACGCCAGCACCCAGCTTGCCTTATTAAAACTGCCCAGTGCTAAACGTGTTCGCATCCTAAAAACCTTAGGCCGTTACGAACGCGCACTCGCACGTAAACGCATTCGTACTCAAACCACAGTCGATGGCGGCCAATTTGAAGCCCGCGCCAACGGCAAAAAAGGCCGCATGCTCAAACGCCTAGGCAAAACCTTAGAGCCGTTTGTAAAAAATGCTAACCGCCTCGAACTCAAACACAAAGCCGCACTCACTGGCCGCATTGCCGCACTACATCAAGACGGCGGCAAAGAGCAAATGAGCGCGTCACGCATGGCCCGCATCCACGGCAAACCAGATTACAGCGCCCCATGCAGCCGCAGCCAAGCCAAAGCGCTATCGGCAGAAGGTTATAAAGTCCGTAAAGCCAAAGGTAAGGGCTATCGCCGTGCCAGCCTAAGCGAAATCATCGCCACTTTAAGCCAAGGCCAAGCGGGCGTGATCCTGCGCTCACTGCGCGGCAAACAACAAAAACAGCGCTGGGATATTCCCGTCGCCGCGCGGCCGTTCCTTGGCGACAGCGCCGATAACGTCCAGCGCCAGCTAGTCAGCATCATCGAGCAAATTAATCAGAGACAAAGGGGCTAAAAATGTCACTAGGTAAAGTACAGGTAAATAACTTAAATCAAGGCCAAGGTGACATTAACGCCATCGAGCGCCACTTCCTTTATATCGGCCGTGCAGGTCATGTCGATGAAGAAAGCCAGTTATTCAGTATTGGCGCGCAAACCGATATCGAGGCGAACTTTGCCGATAGCGCCTTGCGTAAACAGTTGATCGCAGCCCAGCTAAACGCCGGACAAAACTGGACCGCCGCCGTGTATCCACTGGCCGCCGATGAAGACCTATTCGACGCCATCACCGCCGCCAACGAAGTCCAGAGTTTTGAAATGGTGGTGTTCTGTGACGTCACAACCAGCGCCGCCAACTTAAGCGCCAAGCACGATTACTTAGCCAGTCTGCAAGCCAGCCACGGACGCTTTGTATCTGGCCTCGTCGCCGTTGCGGGTATCGATGTCGCCACTCAAACGTGGCCGCAGTACGAAACCGCAATGGTGGCACTGCAAGCGGGTATTGCCGCGCACTTGGTCATCCCTGTGCCGCAGCTACACGGTAACAACGTCGGCGTACTCGCTGGCCGCTTATGCAATCGTGCAGTAAGCATTGCCGACAGCCCAATGCGCGTCGCCACGGGATCAGTAATGGGCTTAGGCGCTGCGCCGATTGATAGCGCCGAAAAACCGCTCACGCTCGCCACGCTCGAAACCTTAGCCAATGCGCGCTTTAGTGTTCCGCAGTGGTATCCAGACCTTGAGGGCATCTACTGGGGCGACGGAACAACGCTAGACGCCGCAGGCGGTGATTATCAGTACATTGAGCATTTGCGCCCAGTGCACAAAGCCAGCCGCGAAGTACGTATTTTAGCCATTCGCCGCATCGCCAACCGCGCGCTTAATTCAACGCCTACCAGTATTGAGCAAAACAAAGCCTATTTTATGAAGCCGCTGCGCAACATGAGCAAAAGCACGGTGATTTTGGGCACGCAGTTCCCAGGTGATATTCAGCCGCCACGCGACGGCGATATCACAATCGTGTGGACCAGTAACAAGGCGGTGACCATTTACATGATCATCCGTCCGTACAACAGCCCGAAAGAAATCACCGTCAACATTCTGCTTGACCTAAGCAATCAATAAGGAGTCGCCGCCATGCGTTTATCTGGAATGAATTTTAACGTCACCATGGGCGACACCATGATCCACGTTGACACTTGCACCTTAACCATTACCGACAACAGCGCGGTAAGCCAAACCAGCGGTATACCGGATGGTTTTGTCGACGGAGACGTCGCGGCCAGTGGTGAACTGTCAGTTAATGCCAGCCAATTTGATTTGATCTCAAACGAAGCAAAATCGGCAGGTTCTTGGCGGGGCATGAAAGTGTTCGACATGATGTTTTACGGCAAAACCGCCAAGGATGAAGTCAAGGTCGAAGCGTTCGGCTGTCGCATCAAGCTAAGCGATTTGCTCGACGTCGACAAAAAAGGCGGCCAAGCGTCACTGTTCAAAATCCCGTTTGATGTAACGGATCCTGACTTTGTGCATATCAACGGCGTGCCATACCTGCGCCCAGAAGAAATCGAAAACATTAAGCAGTAAGGCGCAATAACGAATGGATGCAGTGGATTTAGTCACCAGTGAGCAGCTACGCGCCGAGCACCGTTTCGAGCAGCACCGCAAAGCACTAGCCGCCAAGCCAGTACCACAAAGCGCAACGGACTGCGCCGAGTGTGGCAACGAAATACCAGAAGGCCGCCGCCGAGCAATCAAAGGCGTGCAACTGTGCACTGAGTGCCAGCAACTAACAGAGCGATAGCAATGACAAAAGTGAACTTTGGTTTTATCTCAGGATTAGAAGGCGGCCCAGTATTACGCGGCTATGTGCCTGATCCTAAGCAATCTAACTCAGGCGTCACCATCGCCACGGGGTTCGATCTCGGCCAACGTTCAGCAAGTGAATTACATCGCCTGTTACCTGCACCGCTGGCAACCAAACTAGGCCCATATTGCGGGCTGAAAAAACAAGATGCGGTTAGCGTGCTCAACCAATCACCGCTAAACATCACCGCAGACGAAGCCGAACAAATTGATTTAAGCGTTAAGCACCAAATGCTAACCCAATTAGTGCAGCGTTATAACCGCGCAGCCAAGGTCGCTTTTGATGGATTGCCGGAGCCAATGCAAACCGTGATCGCCTCTGTCGCGTTCCAGTACGGCGACTTAAGCAAGAGCTGTCCTAAGTTTTGGCGTGCAGCAACGCAAGCCAACACCGATGCAATGGCTATTGAACTGCGCGACTTTGGCGACCGTTACCCAAGTCGCCGCCACCGCGAAGCCAACTATTTACAACTGATTAGAGCCTAAGGGGACGGTATGAACTGGAAAGACATTGCAAACACAGTCGGCGGTATCGCTGGCGCAGTCGCCCCGCTACTGGGTGGCCCTGTCGGTTTAGCCGTCAGCATTGGCAGCCAAATTGCGGGCGCATTGGGCACTGATAACACGCCTGAAGCCGTCGCAGCCGCATTGCAACGCGACCCTAACGCCGCACTTAAATTGCAAGAGTGGGCGATGCAAGAACGCGAGCAAATTCGCCAAGGCCATTTAGAGTTGCAACGCCTTGCGCTCGATGAATACAAAGCAGAACTCAGCGACCGCCAACAGGCGCGCCTAGTGCATAAAGACCATTGGATGCCATCAGCGCTAACTATCACCTTAGTGAGCATGTTGGCCGCGCTGATCGCTGTGTTGTTCTTCTTCCCTATCCCCAATGAAAACCGCGACTTAATTGTTTATCTGGCGGGTAACTTATTGCCGCTAGTGACAGGGGCCGTCACGTACTGGGTGAGCTCAACAAAAGACGCCAACAACCGCGAAAAATTAATGACGCTCGCCAGCCAAGGGCAAACGCAAACAACCGGAGTACCGCCAAGGCCTGCCGATCTGTATCCATCGTCAAGCACAACAAAAGCAGGAGCCTAGCGCATGGAGCTAACCAACTGGCTATTAGTGATCGTTGGATTTATCGGCCTATTTCTCACCGTAGTGGTGCCGTTGATCGCCTACCTCAACAGCGTGGCGCATAAAACCCGTAACGAACTCAGCAACCATAAAACCCACGTTGCCGAAACCTATGCCACCAAGCACGACGTAAAAGAGCTTGGCGACCGTATGGAACGGCAAATGGAAAAAGGCTTTGAAAACCTAAAAACCTTCTTAACAAACAGAAAAGATAAGGACGCAGCATGAAAAAGACCATCGTTTTAACCATCGCCGGAACTGATTTTAAATTTGAAGTTACCGCCAAAGATCATGGCGATTTTGTTGATGCCGTCGCCCGTGGTGGCTCAGTCACCGCCGCATCGCACAACTTTGCCATGCGCGCCATCGACAGCGGCCAAAAGGAAGACTTTAAAAAGCTACTAGATACCGCTCCAGGTGCAGAACTGCAAATCGCTGGCGAACTTAAAGCCGAGTTCTCGCCAGTGCTGGAAATTGCCGTAAAAAAATAGAGGGGCTGATTGAGGCCATCGACTCAAATCAGCTTGAACAAATGTTCATCATGCGCCGCCACTATCTGCCACACGAAAGCGACGATGAACAGAGTTTAGCAAGGGCATGTTGGCTAATGAAACGCCAGCGCGAAGACCTAGAAGCCATTGTCACCAACGCCATTTGTAAGGCGTTTGGTGGTAAGTAGAACCATAGATAAACGCAACTGTGCTCGAGCAAAGTCATTAATGACTATGTTGGCCAAGAGAGAAAATAATGGCATTACCGCAACCGCTAATGTTCACCGTTGGACTGGTAGACCAAATCACCAAGCCGATTGCCAAAATAACGCAATCGCTCGGCGGTCTAGCATCCAACTACCAAGCTGGAACCATGCAAATGGCCTCCGGCATTGGTGGCATGGTCGGCAGCGGTTATGCCTTGCAACAAGCATTGATGCCAGCCATTGAAATGGAAAGAGCCCTTGGCGAGGTTAAATCATTGGGCGTGCAAAACGATGCCCTTAAATTGCTGGCAAACAACTCTTACGACTACGCGCTGAAGTACGGCGAATCATCAACTGATTTCGTGCGCTCAAGTTACGATATTCAATCGGCGATTGCTGGCCTGAACGCCAGTGATTTATCGCGCTTTACTATGGCGTCAAACGTGCTCGCAAAAGGCACTAAAGCCGACGCTGCCACCATTACCAGCTACATGGGCACCATGTACGGCATCTTTAAAAATGATGCAATGCAAATGGGCGAAGGTGCATGGGTTGAACGCCTAACAGGCATGACAGCGACCGCAGTACAAGCCTTTAAAACCGACGGTAAAAAAATGGCCGACGCCTTTGGAGCATTAGGTGCCTCGGCAGGGCTTGCACCACTGCAAGAGCAAATGGCGATCATGGGCACCTTGCAAGCAACCATGCAGGGCGCAGAATCCGCCACCAAATACAAATCATTTTTAGCGGGCGTGGGCAAAGCACAAGACGCGCTCAACCTTAAATTTACCGACTCACACGGCGCTATGCTGCCGATTGTCGACATCCTCAACAAGATTAAAGGCAAATACGGCGATGTGATCAACGTGGCCGAAGGTGACGAACTCGCCAAAGCGTTTGGCTCGCAAGAAGCCGTTTCTATGGTCAAGTTATTGTTAAACGACATTAACGGCTTAAGCGGCTCAATCAACATGCTGGGCAAAGTCAACGGCATGGAACACGCCGAGAAAATGGCCGCCGCCATGACCGACCAAAGCGAACGCCTTGCACAAAGTTGGTACGTGATCCGCGCCGCCATCGGTAGCGCCATCTTACCCGCGTTTAATAGCTTTGTTGGCAAGATTGCCGACATGGGCACATCGGTGATCTGGTTCACCGATATGTTCCCCAATATTACCCGCTGGCTAGGTTATGTAGCCGTCGGCTTTACCTTAGCCGTGGCCGCTGGCGGTTTATTCACGGTAATGATGGGCGCGGGCAAAATGGCAATGACTGCATGGGGCCTTGGCGTGATGATGTGGACAGGGGCAAGCGCACTGTTTACCAGCGGCTTAGCCACCATGCGCGGCGTGTTGTTGGCGCTTAATATCGCCATGTACGCCAACCCTATCGGCCTGATTGTCGCGGGTATTGCCGCCGCCGTGATTGCTGTAGGTGCCCTGATTTACTACTGGGACGACCTCAAAGCCACCATGGGCGAATGGGGCTGGGTGCAATCCATTGTCGGCATCTTCAACACCGTATGGGGCGGGGTTAAATCTGTATTTAACGACACTATCAATTGGATTATCGACAAACTCAATTTGATCCCAGGTGTCGACATTAGCACTAACGTAAGCGCAGGCAGTATGCCCAGCGTTGACGCCATTTCACCTGTGCAAGCCAACCTCACGCGCGGCGGCGTTAGCCAGCAAATCGCCAACGCCAACAACAGCAAATCAACCACCGTCGGCAACATCAATATTTACCCGCAAAAGGTCGACACCAACTTTGCTAACTATGTCGAGATGCACTCATGAGCCCGCTATTAGCTAAGTACATTGATTTGCACATCAGCAACGGCGACGTGGTGTTAGATGCCGGATTAAACCCCAGCTATTTAACCGACAGAGCCGCCATTGCCCAAGACATAGTGCACGCCATTTTAGACGCGGGGCTTGCGCATTTACTCATTAGCGACCGTGGCACAGGCGTCACCGCCGACACCCAAATCAAAATCAAGCTGTTAGTTGAGGACGATGTACGCATCATGCCGGGCACTGTTCGCATAGAAGAAACCGCCAGCGGCCAATGGTGGGTATTTGCCGACACCATCGACTTTGGCCTTATACAGTCAAGCATCACAGGGGATCTTTAATGGCTGATAAAATCGACGTGCCAACCATAGATTTTTCCAAAATCGTCGAAGCCGCAGGCATACCGACCACGGAAGAAGGCTGGAAGGCGTTATTTAAGCAGGATGTTGAAGCCGAAGGCAGCATCATTGCCAACGACTCGCCATATTCGCCGTTCTGGCGCTTGATCACCGCCATCGTTGTCAAGCCTGCAACATGGATAGTTAACAAAGTGCTGATTGGGGTGATCTTACCTAACTTGTTTTTGCTCACCGCCAATGATGACCAGTTTGTCGAGGCTAAAGCGTGGGAGCACGATCTCACCCGTAAAGACAGCAGCAAAACCAAAGGCAAAGTGCGCTTTAACCGCGCCGCCGCCAGTGGCCCAAGCCTATTAATCCCAGCCGGAACCTACGTGCAAACCGACGCCATTAACGGCGTGGTGTATCGCGTAGTCACGCTGGCCGATGCCATCTTGCCGCAAAACAGCTTAAGCGTATTAGTGCCAGTGATTGCCGAAAACGCGGGCGCAGCCTACAACCTCGGCGCGGGTTATTACCACGTATTACCGGAAGCCGTAACTGGCATTGGCAGCGTCACTAACGAAGCAGACTGGATAGACGAAGCCGGAGCCGATCGCGAAAGCCTCGACGACTTAAAGCTGCGCACCCGCAACGCCTTTACCGCCGCCGCGCCTTGGCATATCGACGCAGTTTACCGCTCAATACTGACCAAACGAGCAGGGATTGACACCGATAACGTCTATTTTGAGCACGACGCACCACGGGGCCCGGGCACCGCTAACGCGTATATCTTGTTAGACACGGGCGAACCATCAGCCGCCATGCTGGAAGACCTAAACCAATATGTGATGGAGGATGGATTTCACGGCCACGGTGATGATCTGCTCGTGCTCGCCATGCCAGGGGTAAACGTAAACGTGGGCGTCACTGTGTACCCGCACAGCTACTTATTAGCTGAGGAAGTCACCACCTTACTGGCCGACGTTGAGCAGTTTATCCGCTGCGCATTCCGCGAAAACAGCGACTACACCGCCACACGCACAGAGCCGTTTATCCGCTTTAGCTTTAGTAAGTTAGGCCAAGAGTTACACCGCCAATTTGCGGGCATTGAATCGCTTAACTGGCACCAAACCGACATTACCAGCGCCAACAACGTGCCGCGCTTAAGCACGCTCACCATTGAAAACGGGGGCGCATGATGAGCCTCAAAATCGATTGGGCCGCACTCACCAAAATGCCGTACTGGCTGGCACGCCCAGCCAGCGAGCTAGACAAACTGCGCAAAGGCGCGGTGCGTTTTTGGCAGCGCTTTGTCGACATGCTCGCCTTTCCATCAAAGCAGCTAGACCCCATGACAGCCGAGCTGGAATTTGTGCACTTACTGGCATGGGAGCGGGATATAGAGCAAATACCCAACGAGACAGAACAGTTATACCGAACGCGCGTTAAGTACGCGCTTAAATTTGCCCAAGGCGCTGGCAGCAAATCGGGCTGGTATTACATGTTTAAAAAGCTCGGTACGCCGTGGATCACCATTGACGAACGGGTAAGCGAAACCGACTGGGACGTCGTAAGCCTGCAATTACTCGACAGCGATCTAGCAGATAGAGCGGGCTTAGTTGACAACATTTGCCGCCAATATGGCCGCACCACGCGCCGCTATCAGTACGACACAATCGCCAGCCTGCCGCTGGTTGCGCCGCCAAATGACTTTGCATTAGACAGCTTAACAGGCATGGCGCGCTTAAGTGACGACATGCAACCAAGCATAGGGCTAGGCCTTATGGATAACGAATCCCACTTTGTTGTGGCAAAAAAATCACAGCTCATTAGTTAAAGAGATAAGGAACGAACATGGCATCAGTAATTACAATCGCGGGTGAGCAACTCTTTGCGGCGAAAGCTCAGGCTAATGAACAGCTCGACATTGACACCTTTATTTTTGCCAACGTGCCAAACCAAGACCCTAACGCGCCCATTAATCGCGAAGAGGGCATCCCCACGGCGCACATTGTGTATGATCAAAAAGTTCAGCAAGTAGGCCGCATCAATGACAACGTGGTGGTGTACTCCACCGTGTTAGATAGCAAAACAGGCCCGTTTGAATTTAACTGGGTAGGGCTATATTCATCGGTTAACCAAAAGTTAGTCGCCATTAACCATGTTCCAACGGTGTCAAAAACCAAAACAGTAGAAGGTGCGGCAGGTAACACCCTAAACCGTAACTTTGGTATTGAGTACAGCGGCATTGCCGAGTTAACAGGCATTACCGTCGAGCCTGAAACATGGCAATTAGATTTTACCGCCCGCTTAAGCGGCATGGATTTACTCACTCAGCAACTAGCCGCAGACATGAACGGCAAAGACTGGTTTATTGCCGACGGCCTAAAAGTGGTGCCACGAGCTACCGCAAACAGCTTTAGTGTGACGCCAGGTGTGGGCTATGTGTCTGGCCTACGGGTAGAACTCAAGCAAGAGCATATTTTAATTGTCCAAAGCTATCCGCAATTTGTTTACGTCGACGCATGGTTTAGCGGTAATGCCAACAGCACATGGTCGCCACAGCTTGCATTTACCGTGACCAACACAGAAATGGATGATTACATCGACCAAAGCGGCACACAGCACTATGTGTATAAGCTGGCAAAAATAAATGCTGATTACACAATTAATGATTTGAGAGAATCTGGATTTCTAGATACAAGATATTTAGTTACAAAATATAACTCAAAAGATGGGCTTGGAGTTGGGATATATGCAGAATCTCTAGAGGTTGGAGATGCGAAAAAAATAAGTGATTTAGGTGTGGATTATGTTATTTACATTTACCACCCAACACTAATAGGAATTTCAAAAGCTTTAGCGGATATTAGAGATTTAAACAAATATGGCATAGGGGTGATGTTTAATTTATTTGGGATTGAAGGTGGAGAAGATATTATAGAAATAGTAAATATAGTTT